GTTCCTCCGTCCACTGAGACGTGCTGACTTGTGTATCCATCCGTGGATCAAGGATGATCGGTGCAGTGTCATGCTGTTGCTTAAGCTGCTCTAGCCTGCTGGTAAATGCATCATTCAGCATAGCTAGTTGTGCAGGGTTGGCACCATCATCTGCTGCATACAATGCTGCTGCTCTGTTGATTAGACAGATGGAGTCGAATGGTACAATGACAGTTGGATCAGTAAAGATGTTAGCAGGGTCTTGTCTGCACCAGATACGGATTGGTAGGTCAGCAGTAGTCACTGCTGTCAAAGGCCACACCCTAAACAGGAATGTGCCTGATGCATCTGCTGATACAGACAGTGGTTCAATGAACCTGGCTTGAGATCCATTCAACTTGTATGGATTCAATCCCTGTGCCACAATAGACAATGGTACATTGTTGTTACCAACAAGTACCATACGAATGTCACGGAACCGTTCACGGCAGCCTGTAATGGCTACAGTTACCTTACCAGTAGTACCATCTAACTGTCTAGCTTCCCAGACCATTAGATGGTCCCACCACCGTGTAGACCTACACATCTCGTAGGCTTCCACAATCATGTCATCAATGACTTCTTCACTGTACAGCTGTGAATTAGCACCCTGTACTTGTCGTAGTCGTCTGATGACACGTGTACGTAGGTCAGTTAGGTTAAGAAATGCCATTTAGCACTTCTTCCCGCCTTTACCCTTAGGAGCTTTAGCCATGCTTCATATCTCCTGAAAAGACTCCATGGCCTTTCGACCATGGAGCAAGTTTAACAACAAGGATAGTCTACACTTAAGCCGCGAACTGACGGTTGCCGTGTAGGTTCGAGGTATCAGCAATGTACCGAAGCTCAAACGTGTTAGTACCGTCAGGAATGACAGTCACAGGTAGGTATGTACCACGTACATCAGCGTTAGTAGCTGTGGCTGCTGTGGTAGTAGCTAGGCCAGCAACGAATGTACCAGCGTTAGCTGCTACAACACCATTCTTGGTTTCCTGAGCAATCTGCTCAAACTTGTACGGCAAGCCGAACAGGTCACGCCAACCAAGGTCAATAGATGTAGAAGTAGTAGCAGCACACACTACAGAGTCAATGTAGCGGAAGGCTTTGATACCAAGCACCGCAGTGGTGCCGTTAAGTGTCAAAGTCTCAGACATACGCTGACCAAGATAGTCACGACCATTGACAATCACAGTGCTAGTTGCTGCACCAGATGCTACTACACGTAGACCACGACCAAACGGACCCATAATGGCAGCCGTTGGAGCGTAAGCAGAATCAAAGGTAGTAACTGTTACAGCAGTATTAATGCTCTGGTCATTTAGGATGCCATCACTATCTAGTGCGGCAGGAGCACCAAGCTGGACATGGATAATGTCATTGTTGGTAACATCAGCGGTGTATGCCATATGAGGCACACGTAGGTTAACACGCTGTGGATAGAATTGTGCGACGCGACGAGGCATTATTCAGCACTCCTTACAGTTAGAAAGCTTTCACGAGTCTTCGACTCTACCAACGACTTGATACTACGAACCTGTGGTGGTTCAACTGGCATACCAGTTTCAGTATCAATAGTGAAGTTGGCTGAGTCAGTAATACCCGCAGCAGCCATGGCTTCTTTGGATTCAAACCACACTGATGTACCATTAGGGGAGTACACCATGTAGCTTACAGGTACGATGCGAGTCTCGGTCTTGGCAACAAGTTGACCATCAACCTTACTGTACACACGTTCAGTAAGCTTACGGTTCTTGACTACCTCTACCTCGAACTTCTTAGTAATTGCCATTAGCCGGTCGTCCCGTTTCTAACTACAGCATGCGTACGGAAGCACTTCCAGTTGCAGAACTGGCCTTGCCAAACAACACGCTTACCAATGGCATCCATGGTCCAAGGAGCAGATAGTTCCTTAACACGCATGTTGACATTCTTAAGGATATGCGTACGGAGGTAGTTGCTGTTTAGGAAGTATGCACGGTTAACACCGCAGTCTTCGTCATACAGCATGGTAATGCCATTGTGTGTCACGCCTTCAAAGCCAAGGTCATACATGGCCTTGCCCTTCTTGGACTGATCCAGAGGCAGCATAACCTTATCACGTACAGCCTGACGGTACATACGCATAATGTTACGACCGACCAGGATCAGGTCAGGCTTGTCAGACTTCAGCTTAAGATCCATTAGTACGTCATCGAAGGCTTCTTCGATGTTGGTAGGATCTAGGTTACCAGAGAACTGGTAAGCAGAAGTACGCCACTGAGTTTCAGTTGCACGGTTAATGGCACCTAGTGTACCAGTTGTAGGATCGTCAGCAACCAGTGCAGATAGACCAAGAGGATCAGTGCCAGTGCCAGCACCGTATAGATACGAGCTAAACTGTTCACCAATGGACTCCTCTAGTACGTCCATCTTAGCTTTTAGTAGCTTGAAGAGTGCAGACTCTCCAGTGTTCTCGTCCACCTCTTGGTCAGAGATGATGAGAGAGCCAGCAACACGTGCCCAGCCATAACCAATGGTGGTGAACTCATTGGTCTGGTCGATAGGTAGCTCATCGTAGTACTGGTACGAAGCTACGTTCGGGTTGCGGCCTACAGTAAGTGGATTGGTGATGTTGGCACCACCATTCTCTAGCTCAATCTTGTCCTGGGCCATAGCCCAAGCCATAAGCGCATTGGACTTCATAGAAGCCATGATTAGCTTACGACGCGACTTGTCAAGCATGGAATGCACAATGGTATCTAGCGTACCAGAGGCAGCATATGCAGTGTTAATAGCCATTTGTCAGATAATCCTAAAGGTTGTCAACATTGATGCCTTGCTCTCGCATAGCTTCACGGATAATATCACGTGTGCTATGGTTAGAAGTCACAGCTGTGTTACGTGGTACTACATTGGAAGTAGTAGACGTAGCACTTGTCTGTGCTGGCGCTGCTGCACGGTTAACCCGTGGTGCAGGTAATGTTGGCTGTACTTGTGCAGGCTGTTGCTGCCGTTCAAAGTACTGAGCCTCGACAGACCTATTTAGGTCGTAGCCTCCGCGGAGTGCGAAGTTCTCTAGCAACAATGCTGCCTGACGTAGATCAAGTGATGTGTCCTTAGCCATAATCTTGGTTAGGTCTTCATCCTGTGCTACAATCCAAGGCGACTTAGCTGCTAGATTGTTGTATTCTTCTTCTACTTCACGTGAGATAGTCTCTTGTTGTACAGACTGTTCACGGTCGGTGACGAATGGTTTAAGTGACTGTTCTACAATCTGTTTAATTGCAGCAACATCAGTTCCACCAAGCTCAGGAATAGTGTATCCAGCAGCTTGTACTTCTGCAAGAACCTTTCTTGCTGCCTCTACAGGATTAGCCTTGAAGTGTGCCATGAACTGCATAGCACTGCTTACTTCAGCAGGTTGTAGGCCAAGCTGTTGTGGCAGGATAGCAGCCTGCTTAAAGGCACTAAGCTCAGTCTCTACTAGCTGTAGCTTTTGTCTTACTTCACCTACCTCACGCTTAGCGTTACGTGATTCATCGTACCACCGACGCTCCTTACCAGCAGCAGCAATGACTTCACCAGTACGTGGGTCTACAATATCTTGGGGATTAGCAGTAGGCCGTGGCTTTTCGGCAGTTCCTTGCTCTGGCTGTTTACCTGTTGTGTCAGTTGTACTGCCTGGCTTAGTTGCCGCACCATCGGTTCCACCTTCTGCTTGTGTTGCAGACGTAGACTCAGTGGTTGACTGTTCTGTATCATTGCCTTGGTCATCAGACCCCGTTGTGTCCTCCGGGCCACTGTTGTTTTCCTCTGCTGTAGTCGGTAGACCAAACAAGGCGGATACCTTGTCTTCAATATCGTCTAGTCCAGCCATGGTTACATTCCTTGTTGTGTTGTATTACTAAGCATATCCACGATTTCTGGGACTGCTTCTGCGATAGGTACGCCTTGTGCAATAGCGTTTCCTAGTGCAGTCTTTGCAGCAGGAGGTAGTCCATCAATGATGGCAGCTATCTCTGCTAGATTCGATGTACTACCAGGAGGTGCAGCAATGTCTGGACCACCAGGAGCGGCACCACCTTGTGCGCCTTGGACACTGTTACCACGCTGTAGTACAGCCTTTGACTCTTCCATGATCCGTGCAAAGGCATCGGTAGGAAGCTCTAATTCATCGAATGCACCATCGAACAGCTTAAGGATAGTCTCTGCTACTACAGTAGGAGCAAACTGTCCTAGCTTAGACAGTACATCAGCCATCTCTAGTGCCTGTTGCTTCTTAGCTGCACTGGTAGGCTTCTGTGTTGAACCACCAATAGCTTGGCACTGGAACATCATCTGTAGTTCCTTGGCAGGACGTGGAGCCCAGTCAGCAGCCTTCTGTCCTACTAGCTGTACAGCCTGTTCAGGTGCCATAAACTGTGCACAGAGGAAACCTACTGCATACAGTACACGACCTAAGCAGTCTTCGATGGCGTCAATCTTCTCATCTAGACGCTGTGCTGTACTACTGTTGTAGTTCTCGATTGCCTTGTTAGTTGTGTTAGTCTTGAACTGTACGTTACGTAGTACGTCACTTACACCACTGATACGGTCAATGGACTGCATAGGTCTGCTAAGGTCAAACAATGGTGCAGCACGTAGCATTGCGTTAGGCTTCTCAAGAATCATGTCCTTGAGTTACTTACCTTCAGGTACAGCAACACCTTGTGCATTGCCACTGCTACCCTTTAGCCATGCTTCTACCGCAGTACGGTCAAACTTAACATCATACAAGATGTTTTCTTTGATGTCCTGTCTAGCCCTACGAAACTCATCATGTATTTCATTGATGGCGTCCTGTTGGTCTAGGTAGTATGCTACGTTACTCTTGGAATAGGCTGACATTGGTGTAGTGTTGAAGTACATTGGTTCACAGCTATAGAAGCTGGGTAGGCCATATGGATCGTTCTCTACCCAGATAGGCCAGTCCCACTTGTTATCTGCATACAAGTACACCCGTCTGGTTGTCTTGTCATAGATACGCCAGCACATGGTACGTTCTGCCTTACGCAGTTCAGTGTTACTACCGTAACCGTATTCATGTGCAGCCTGTTCTTTATTGAACAGCTTGAAGCTGCTTACATCATCCTGATCCTTGGACTCACCACCTAGAAACACGTGAGTTGGTTCATACAAGGACATGTACTGTCCTTCTTCATTCTTCTCAGCATACTTCGCATTGAGGTATGCTGTAGGATAGAAGTCCTTAATGGCACGCCACTTGGCGTCAGAGAAGTCAGGCATCACGCAGTCTGGATCATTGATGACTGCATGTGGTGGGTGGAAGGTAACGAATGGACCAGGAGGTGTAAGAACATCTAGTTCTTCCTCTAGTGCCATTAGCTTACCTTCAATGGCTACAATAGTCTTAGTATCTTCAGCATTGAGTAGTTCCTCAGCAAGCATATCTAGCTTCTCTTGTACCCCAAGAGTGGACTGGTCACGTTGTACGTAACCAACCTCTAGCCATGCTAGGTTAGTCAACTCAGCACTGATTACTGCCTGCTTTGCATGGACCTTTAGGTTCAGGCCTGGTGCATTACGCATGGCTGCTAATGTATTAGTAACATCCTCTACAGCCTGAATGTAGTCACGGTATTCTTCATTACTACAGGTAAACTCTACCTGTGGGTTCTTGGCATACAGTGCTGGGATGATAGCTCTGGTATTGCTGTATACAATGTTTTCTGTCTCAGACCAGATCTTGTTACGTCTAGCAGAGAAGTACCTGTTACCAGACATGTCAGCACGTTGGCTGTCTGTTCTGTGGTCTTGTTGACTGTTGTTGTAGTACTTAATACATTCATCCCACGACTGTACATGCATCTTAGCTGTACGGCATGCAGCGTCTACACGTGCCTTCCACAGCTTACCATGTACCTTAGATACAGGCACCTTAGATGCAGGATCAATCCTGTAAGAAGGACCAACCTGTTCAGGTGTCAACTCCACAGGTGCAAACTCGTCTAGAGCAGCAGCTACGTTCTCGGGTAGTCCTTCAATGGAGTCACTCATTTGTATCGGTGTCCTCTAGTATCTACTGCATCATCTATTGGACCTTCACGCCACTTACGTAGCATGCCAGGTAGTTCCTTCAATCCACGACGTACCAACATACCAGTCTGTGGTGCACGACTCAGCATGTACTTAATAGTGTCCATACCGTGGTCATCTTTGTCTACTGGTTCGTCGATAGTCGTATCGTCCTTAGCCTTCTTCCAACGGTAAGAAGTAAACTCATCTACTAGCCAGTTGAGATGGTCAGCAATGAATAACTTAGGTGAACCTAGTTCACCACTGAATGGGTGTACTACAGACTTCTGTATGTACAGCCTTTGCTTTACCTTGATGATACCATTCAACTTATTGTTGTTACCACGTCCCATGGTAATACCGTCTTCAGCAAACATCTCTGCTACGGTAGGACCAACTGTATCTCTAGCCATAGAGGTACGTCTAAAGATAGCTGGATCAGCTAACACTTCCTGCGTAGAGGTATCAAATAAGTCTGGAAGATGCTTCTTACGTAACGCCGCGATTGCCTTGCTTTGATCCGAGATACCCATCTCACGTTCATAGAAGCCATCCAGGATGTACGTGAAGTCATCTGCATCAGTTAACCCTAATAGGTAGCAGCTTGGTTCAGTGATGCCATGGTCGTATCCTTCTAGTGTCGTAAGTCGGTAGCCCGCCAAGCGCAACTGCCTGATATGCTGATAAAGAAACATGCTGGGGATGACGTGCCGTTCGGGGTCAAACTCATCATATACGACTCCATCAAAGGCCACCCACTTCCCCAGAAGATAACGGTCCCGCATCTTGCCACTGTACGTGGCTTCAAGACCTTTGATGTAGTCTGCACCGAGGTTTTGCGCGTTGTCATACGTTGATGCCTCAAAGATTTCAATGATAGGCACTGGCTTACCATCTA